GGATCGAGCCCCTCGTTGCTTCCGGTATCAAGAGCCTCTCGTGTACGTACCGTAAGACCACGTACGTAGTAGTCGCCCGACTCGTCAGAGGTTCTCTTTGCAATCTCTTCATAGATGCGAGAATACTGAGTTCTTTCTTGTGACTCACTCTCCTCACCTTCCTTAACCTGAACAAATGCAGTAAAGTTATCGTCGGTATCCGCCACTTCAGGTTCAAGTGCATCAAGAGTAAGAGACAGAACCAGCCTATTGGCTCCCGGCGCGGCAAAGTTCGAGGACCCTCTTGCGTTATCCAAAAGACTTGGGTCGTCGGCCGAGGTCGCTACGCGAGGCGGTTCGACTCTAAATCCTATAGTCTTTGTAGGATCTATTCCATATTTGTCGACCACGATTGTTGAACGAGGAAAACTTACGAAATAACCACGTGAGTATACGACTCCTTCTGCTATCGTAAAGATCGTGCCGAATCCTGTCGCCTCGCTGTCATCTTCTACCGAAGCCTCAAACCCCAGCGTGTCTATTGTAATTGTCTCACCCTGACGAAAGGCAGTTTCATCGATGTCGTTCGAGTTTAGATAACGAACGTAGAGAATGATCGTGTCATCATCTTCATCAATTGTTCCGGTAACTACGTATGCGCTTAGGTCAGAGTCTAGACCAACGATCGTTTCACCAATAAAGCGATCCACGTTGTCCTGACTTACGTTGATGCCAGAGAGTCTTACAAAGGGTGTTTTCCTCTGATAATCAAAGTCACCGCCAAGTACGATGCTTCCTTCACGAAAGACATGATCGCCGAACCGTTCGATCTGCTTTTGAATTGCTGTCTGAATCTGAGTAAGTTCTCGAGCCTGGACCGCGAATCCAGGACGAAAAAGAATCTTATAGTATTCCTTACTCGGATCATAGTCATCAAAGTACGGTTCGCGATTAAAGTCTATGGCCATTCTTAATAATCCTTAATTATGAAGCTGTTTTGAATTCCAAGAACGATCTCACCGTGAACGAGAGATCATCCGATGGTTCAAAGAGTCCACGATTCGTTGTATACAGTAAGTTACCAGAATATTTATTCACAACAGGAGCAGAAAAAACATTTGATAAACTATATGTCTGCCCTGGATCGCTTTCTCTAAAAAACGTAGAGGATGGAATCTTATATATTGATGATATCCGTAGTCGTATCAAACTCGAGTTCAAAGTCTGTAAGTATTGAATTTTCATTGAGTTTACGATTGCCGGATATCGTACGAGGATTGCGAAGAATTCCATACTGACGATAGTCCTGTTCTATGAGATCGAGTAAGCTATCATAACGAACCACCGAGTATATTGCAAGTGTCCTACCAAAAAGTTCGCTTACAGCATCATACCCATGTCCCTCTATCGGAGGAAGAATTGCGTACGCTTCGGCGTCTGTAAAATTGCTGCCAAAGTCATTTCGTGTAGGATCGTTGATAACTACATTGGCGTATGAGTATCCGGAGCCAAACTGAGTCATAATGATCTCTGTGACTTGACCCCCATCTAAGAAGATCTGTGCTTCTGCACCCTGACCGTCTCCTTCAATCGTGACGGTTGTTTCACTTGAGTATGCCTCTCCGGGATTCTCAACGTTTACTGCGTATATGGCACCCTCGACCGCAGTCTGCTCAATGACCGATTGAAACTCTGAGATATTTGAACCCGAGATGAAAGCTTCGAGATCGGCTCCGCTTCCGGCTCCGTTCACCTCTAGTACGGCATATGTGTATCCTAATCCGGTGGAATCAACAACAACATCAACGATCTCACCACTAACGGGATCGACGACTGGAACAAACGAGGCGCCTTCTCCGTCTCCTGAAACGGTAATCGTAGTCTCGATGTCTATGGGATAGTCCTTACCCGGATCCTCGATCGTTGCATTAACGATCGATCCTTCAAATACTTGTGCCTTTACGACCGCATCGGGATTTCCGTATATTCCCGTTCCGGGAGTGAGCGGAAGAACCGTAAGCTCCGGATCGCTGTCGTATCCAATGCCGGCATCGGTAATTCTTACATCAATGATCGATCCGTCGGTCTGTGATACGACGGGTACGATTTCGGCACCGCCGACAGTGATGTTCGGTGTATCTGTTACCTGGTATCCCGCGCCCGGATCAACTATGTTAAGATCAGTAATTCTACCCTCAATAATGATCGGTTCTATTACCGCACCAATTCCGGTGCTTGAGGTTATAGTAACTCTTGCTCCGGCAAAATAATTCTCACCGGTAGAGTCTATGATGCTTCCGTCCGATTCTATAAGTTCTGAATCCGAATCAAGATCGCCAGGACTTACTGGGTCCGGTATGATATCGACACCTGTGATCTCTCCGTTAGCGCCAACGTTTGTGATCTCGGCCTGAGCACCCGACCCGGTCGTGGTGTCTTCTATATTGATCGTTGTTAATTGATCGGTTGTATAACCGGATCCTCCTGAGATAATGCTGACTCTTTCAATACCACCGTTATTATAGAACGTTTCGGTGAGTGCTTTTTGAACCGGCATATGCACGTCATGAAGGAACTTCACAGCCTTGATGGGTGCGATCGAATACATATACTTCCATAGGTATCCGTCAGAAGTTCGAAACACCTCCGTAGATCGCACACCCGGCTCGACGGTGGATCGAGCACCGTTTCCGTTGTAAAGGCACTTATATACACCTAGATCCGACGTCACACAATAGAATGGTTTATTCTCCATATTAACTGTGTGATCCCAGAAATCAAAGACAGTACCCGATTTCCATGTAACACGTCGAGTTACGATAGACGCATTCGTCGGTCTAATTCTATCAAGATATAAAATGTTATCACGTATTCTTCGATCGTACTCGGTTGTTCGAGGAAACGTGTCTAATTCAGGCTCGTCCTCATCGTTCCAGGGATTTATCTTTCCAAGAAAAAAGTAGTAGTTACTTCTCTCAAAGAAGATGTCCTCGTAGGTTTGATTTACGAGTGTGTTAAAGAAATCGGATCTAACGGTTGACATTTTAGTTGATCGTCACGTTCCAATTGATCGAAAGGATATCGTCGGCTTCTTTGTTAATTATCGGAAAGGTCGTACGACAGAGCATAATGTCATCGGACTCACCGTTAAAGATACCGGCCTCAACGATCCCTCCCGTACCAACACCGGCATCAAACTCTGCAATATATGTTACGACGTTTGAAGTTACCGTAGAGCTATCAAGTGTCACTCGAGCAAGTTCGTTTCCCAGTGTCGTATTACCTACTTCTAGGTTAGCATTTGAGTCGCCGATAGCCATCTCTGACATAAAGGGTTCGGCGTCATCGATCATGCGGCGGGCGATAAACTCCTTACCCGTTGTTACGACGATGTTCTTAAACCGATGTTTTTCCTTGACGGTTCCATCAGCTTTCTTGAGTACCACATCAAGAGTACCCGTAGGTTTAATATTATCATTTACCATTTCTTTCTAATCTCCTGTTGTAAAATTCTACAGCTATATTTATTAAGTTACGACTACCAAAGATCCATTAAGTGATATTTCTGCAGAATCAGCTATACCCGTCGAATAATCGCTTCCTACTTCGTAGTCTTCCGCAAAATATGTTAATCTGTCTGAAAGACTCTTTATGGTATTCTTAATATCAAGATCTTGTACAAATGCCGGAGACGTACCTATAAGTGATTTCTCAATAACCTTCTGTGAGATATCCTCACTGACAGTTGTGTCGTCACTCGGAACCTTAGTAGGATTGAGAATCTGAGTGTCGGCTAATGTTACATTATCAAAAAGTTTCTTATTAAGATTATTAAAGATTTTTTCAAAAACTTCGGATGAGTCAAGAAGTTGTTTCCTAACGTCCTTAACGATAAAGTCGTCGTTAATATCTGCAATATCAAAGAAATCAATCTCAATAAACGGAAGATCGAACGAAGCATCAACGACAAAGGTATCAAGAGTTACTTTGTTCTCATAGTTAAAGAATGGCTTTTGACCGGCAACATTGAACTCGGGAACTATGTACCTATACTCAAGAGGATCGACTATCGAGTTAAGTTCATACGAATAAGTCTGATAAAAGAAGCTGTCCTGTATACGAGTAAAGTCTTCTGATATAATACTCGACAGATCTCGCCACTCTCCCTCGAGTCGAGCGAACGGAGCAAAGTTCATTGTGATCGTTGCCCTCGATCTAAGAAACTCCTCAAGAGTGATATCAACTACTTGATAGTCGAAGTTATCATCACCGTCTTCTTGTGATAATACACTCGTGGTCGATAGAACTTCTCGCCCGGTATAAGAGAAGTCAAAGTCGCCTCTATCGTTTACATCACTGCCAACATATAACTTATCTTCTGAGAGAGAAATGTATTCGTTGAAAAAGTAATCGGATTCATATTCTATCTCTTTGCCGGTCTTCAGATCCGCTACGTAGACCTCAAGAAAATAATCACCCGGCAGAAGAAGACCGTTAACGACGTCCGATGTACCGACATTGTCGGAGCTTACAAACAGATTAAACCGTGTACCACCGCTCGGCAATAACTCTTCGGTTAGATTAAAGTCCGATGTTCCGCTTGGTCTAATCGGAAAGGGCGAGACCAGAAGTGTAGGAGAGGACGAGTGTTCGTAACCGTTCTCAACTATCGTTACTCTTTCTATCGCATTATCATCAGTAATTTTATCGACACGGATTAGCGTATCACGAACCGTTCCCGGAAACCTAAATACTTGACCCGGTTTCCAGCTACTTCCACCATCCTGTACGGATACGGATGTCGGTGATAAGACGACTTCTCCTACTTCTATAAAATCGTCGGTAATCCTATTTCGTATAACGTATTCATCACCGAGCTCAACGTTTTCAAAAACTTCTGTTTCTGAATAGACTCGAAAAGTTCCTGGCACGATCTCTTCGAATCTGGACGTTTCAACAAATGATTCTACACCCCTGAAAAGACGATACACTTCGATGTCGTCAAGAGGTATATCTTGCACTCCGGGAGTATCGAGTGTAATGAATGATTCTTGAAACCATACCGAATTTGATGGAATTAGAATCTGTTCGTTTGGATATGTAACCTCAACGGGCTCGTTAAAGAAAATTCTAAAAAAAGTTTCTATAGATTCTCGAGAACCACGTGACCGCCAGAGTTCTGATATCTTATTATAAAATAACTTTGGATCCGCTTCGTACTCTCGAGGAACAAAGATTCCAATTTCTTTTTCTATTCTTTTAAGGAACTGTTCCTGCTGAGTCTCAATGAACCTCTGGTCGGGTAGAGTGTTCTGATAGAATGCAGAATTATTCTGTGTCTCGAGAAAGATAAGATATTCACGAACGAATTGTACTATCGCAGGATAGTTATCCCGAATGTGACTTGGAATAAAGGTATCGACAAGTGTGTCGATATGAGGACTAATTTCTGATCTTATGTCAGACATTACTACTATTCGTTCTTATCAAACGTTTTGTAATTGGCACCGGAGTCATTTTCTCCGGTCACAATCTTGTCGACGTATCCTTCGACTGTAAACCTATCACACTCACAGTCGACCGCAAGAATCGTATTAAACGCCCCGGCTATATCATATGAGTTGGGCACCGCTTCTATCGAGATCATGTTGCCCTCGAAATCAGTAGGAATGAAGTCAGTAAGTGTGATCTTATTATTCTCAATCGTTCCAACATTCCTTCTTACAACCGACTCGCTTCCTTCAACGCCAGTAACAATGATAACTTCCCTGGTGCCGTCGTCGTCGTTTAGTACGTCCGTAAACCTACAGTTCTTTATACCATCAACGGTAAATCTTGAGGATGATCGAATAACCGGACGTGTACCAAAGCTTTCAAAAAGATCGACAGAGTAGTCCAGCACATACGTCTGTTTGCGTGCCAGTGCCGGTACGAACCTTCTTGAGATATAGATCCGTGCAAAGGAGTTAAGAATCGATTCATCAGAATTATCAATTGCTCGTAAAAAGTTTGAGTACCTAAACACCGAATCAAACTCGTTTAGTTCAGCATCGTTAAAATCACGAATGGCATTTGTTACCTTATTCTCAAGAGCCGTAATTGATAAGTTCGTAAGTGACGGATCATACTTAAAGAATGTTTCAAATGTAATAAAAAGAAACACGGGATCAATTATCCTGGGTTCAATTGTCGCCACGTTCTTTGGTCTCACTATACTGTCGACAATTGTTTCTTTTTCCTCACTTGTAAGAAACTCTGCATTTTTAGGATTGATCGATATAAACACTCTTCCATAAACGGGTGGATCATTATCCTCTCCGCCCCAGGCCTTTATCGATCGAAGATTCGAAAATGACTCTCTTATAATCGTCTCGTAGTCTCTTGATGTTACTGCTCTGTTCTGTGCCGCAAACGATCGTGGCGCAAGAAACTTTATCGAATCCAGAGATTGTCTTTCGGCACCACCTCTTGCAGAACTAACGGTACTTATGGATATATTATCGAATCCAGAGATATCATCGACGGATGTAAAGATTGATGCACCGTTGGCTTCGGTTTTCTTTGTAATGCCGTACTCGACAGATATAACATTTCCGTTTTCAAGTTTGGTTCCTAGTACACCATCACCGAATGTAATTTCAAAGAGACCGTCCGGATTTTCGGAAAGGTAAAAAACGTTGGAATCACTTTGAATAGATGTAAGCGATTCTGCTGGTATAAACGGTGTTGAAGTTGTCTTACTAGAAGTATCAAAGACTCTTACTAGTAGAGTTGATGTATCAGTATTTTGATCCGGTATAAGATATTTCTCTGATGACTCCGTATCAAATATGTATTCCGCAGTGTTTAGCGAAACCTGATGAATCGGTATATTCTGAAATGATCCGGTAGTCGTCGTGAATTCATCCAAAGCTACAAAAGTATAACTGGTATTATCAATCTTTGTACGAAATCGATGTCCACGCGGTATGACCAGTGTTTGTCCTTCGGAGGCTCCGGTAACGTTAATATCTACTACGGCACCAGGAGCAGCCGCGGATCTTGGTGTGAATCCAAGTTGACGAGCGTGACCTACGACCGATCCGCGAAACTGTGCGGTATCAAGAAACGTCTCGTTGATTCCAAGATTGGCGTTAACCGCATTATAGTGAGTAACGTACGATAACAGATCAATGATCGATGTGATCGCTGATCCTTCAAAGTCGTAGTCTTGAAGTGTATCCTGTGACTCAAGAAACGTTTTAAGGTTTGAGCGAATATTCTCAAAGTCAACTTCTGATACATCGAGTCTTTTTGTACTACTCATCTCAGTCTCTCTACTGAAAAGTTTACCGTCGTAACGGTCTGTTCGGGTGACTGAATCTCAAACTCAACAGAGATGTCGATTGAATTCTGGTCTGGCTTTGCACCGACTCGAACATTAAGAACGCGAACACGCGGTTCGTAGTTTCTAAGTGCGGTACGTACATCGTCCTCGATCAACTGCTTTACGATAGGATCAAAATTCTCGAATAATTGATTGCGAATGTTCGCACCAAAGTCAGGATCGAACGGTCGTTCACCACGATTGGTCGAAAGTATATTGAGTACCGATTGTTTAACCGCCTCATCATCTCTTTTAAGAGCTATGTCACCGGTGATCGGATTCGCACGAAACCCAAAGTCTATATCGGTGTACGATACTTCTCTTGCTACGATTGGTTCTGTGACTGCCATACTGTTATTTATAAGGTTTTACTGACCTATCGCCGCTGCATTTGCATCACCGGATCCGGGTTGTCCGGTGAATCGACCCGCCGCCTCGACCGCTTCTGATATGATGGTTGAGCAAGTTCCTTGACCGCATCACCCACTTTAACGATGTTCGGTATGTCCTCACAGAGATTTAGCGGAGTGTTAAGAGGATCTTCAATAAACTGTTGAACGTTCTCAATGATGCGATCGATTGCAGGACCCGCCTCTTGATACGCTGCACGAATTTCTAAAAGTTTTGCAATTGTACCGGTTGGATTAGCAAGAGCCTCTCGTGACAGAAGATTAAAGAGATCTTCCTGTAGTCGCCGAGTGACAACACCGGGTTGGTTCTCGATCGCGTCTTGTAGGTTCTCAACGTCGTTGGCAAACCGCTTGACCTGTGAGATCGCGTTCTTACCTCCTGTGACAACCTCACGAATCTGGTCCTGAGCATCATTGATCTGATTAACGACACCCGACTCACCACATAGAGAGTCAAAAATACTAGCCATGTTTCTTATCCACCTGCGAATACATTTGATGAGCCGGCAGCTACACTCGTGCACGTCGGATCACCAACTCTTCCGATTTGTTTGCCGTTTACAAAAACTGTCGAAGAACCGCTTGAGATCGTAGTCGAGTGAGCAGGACAGGGGTTTCCTGGCAATAGATGAACCGTATTACTATCACCTTGACGACTTGCTGCAATACCATTGACAAACACATTACCCGATCCCTGTGCACGAACCATTCCAGAGCAGTGAGGAACCTCGGCATCACCGATTCTTGTAACCGCCGGCATCATCCTTCTCCGTAGTTGTAGTTCGCCATGAACGATCTCATAGCTTCAAGGTCATTAAAGACTTCGTGTGTAAGTATTAAATTCTCAACCGTTACGGTTTGAGTCGTATCTTCTACATATGTTACGGTAACATCATACTCTCTTGGAATAAAATGTTTCTGATCCTGATTCAAATTAAACAGATCCTGACCCTCCGGAAGATCGGATATATTAGAGTCAATAGGAGTTGTCGTCTTGTTGCTCTGCCCTGGCGGAACAAACGTAAATACATCTTCAAAACCCGAAAGATAAGTTCCTGAAAAAGAAATTGTTGGCTCTGACACAGAGATTGTGATCGGTTCCTGATCTCCTATGAGTTGGATCTGAATATCGGTGACTGTAAATGTCTCTTCCTCTGTGGCCGGTACAGAGACCGTCACGGTCTGAGAGAACGATTGATTTCTGATAAACGATCCTTCAATGTCATTTCCAGAAAGTCCAGATACAGTCGTTGTAGAGAATTCGGCTGTCATTTCTGTTCTCTACTCATTAACTCATTCATATATTCCGGCAACGATTCTATCCACTCGTGTTGTTCCTCCGTGTGTGGTTCGGGAGGAATCTCTGGAGCAAACTGAATAAGATTGTCAAAATGCAATGGTATCTCATCGTATTCAGAATACGTCAGCAGCTCATCACCAATTAGAACTTTGAATATACCTTTAATCATTATGGGTTAAGATCGATACGTGAACCAACAATCGTAACATTACTACCAGCAGTAATATCAAGAGTCGATCCAATGTCTGTGGTCTGCGATCCACCGATAGACTCCAATACATCGGAGTCAGTATCAAACTCAATGTTTGCGACTGACTCGAATCGATGTATTCCTTCGGTCGTCACCAAACGTTGTCCGATAGTCATAAGTGATTCATTACCAGCAACAATACCCGATGAGTCTGAGAGTACGGTCTGAGAGTGATC